GTGGAAAGTTAAATCATCTAAGATTTTCTGGTTGTTAAACACTGTAGTAAAGTCTTGGTCAGGAAGACTATTCACAAAATTCAGCACGGCATTACCATATTGTGTACCTCGCAATTCATTGACTTTTTCTTCAAATTCAACTTGTTGCTCATTCACCATATAGTTGCCATATTGGTGAGGCTTTTCCTCAACATCAGGTAATTCAAACGTATCAATGTTACGGTCTTTCAGGAACTGTGCTACAGCTTCTGGTTTACCTTGAGATAGTTCAATTAACTGGTTAAGTTTAGCTTCATCTAATAACCCATGTTGTTCAAGGGTTTTAATAATACGCTTCTGAGGTTTAAAACCAGCCATCTTCTTCTGGTAATCAAAACCTTGTTGCATAAGTCGAAGAATATCTTGTGGGTCTTTAAATACTACTTCACGACCACTTGCTTTAAATGGTTTAGTAAGTAAATCTCTAAATTCCTCTGCTGATAACTCCGTAGTATCAGTTTGCCCTTCCAACGAAGGTTCTGCCGGAACACCTTCAGTTGAACCAGTATTAGGTTCTTCTTTAGGTTGTTCTTCTGGTTCAGAAGTAATTTGTTGTAGTGCTTTCTGATAATCTTCTTCAGATTGCATAGACTCGAATTGAGCTTCAATGGCAGCACCATGTTTCTCTAATTCTTCTTCAGTCATATTAGCAATCATTTCACCTGTATAGATGACAGGCTCTTGTGGAGCCTGTGTGTTCTCTACCGGTGTTTCAATTTGGTTTTCAATAGGTAGAGTATCCATTATGCATTACCCTCTTGGTTTCCAATTTGGAAATTAGCTTGGTAGAACGCTGTAAGTTCTTCATCTGATTTAGCAAGATAACTTGCTGCTTCAGCACCATTACGTAATGTAGTGTTTAAGAACTCACGGAATGAGTGGATACCTTTTAGGTGAACTACAGCACGTTTAACTAATTCTTCATTACCATTCATTGAAATTGATAAAGCTAATTTCTTCATTTCATCTTCGAAATAAGATTTAGCAACAACTGCTTTGAAGTCTTCATTTTCTAGTAAACGTTTAACAGATTCTGCTAATTTCATAGCAGGTTCTGCATTTGCACGTGCATTAGCGATTTCTTCACGAATGATAGCTAATTGTTGTTCTTCAGTTAAAATGTCTGTGGTTTGGCTAGTAGTCATTGAATGCTCCATTAAATTTGATTATTTACTGTTTGCCCATCACCCCGAATGTAGTTACCTATTCCATCTGCTCTGTATAAACCAGTTGGGAAGCTACCTACTTCTGGATTGGGTAATGATCGCTTTTTTGAAGATGATTGTCCAGTACTTTTATCACCTCTATTACGAGCATTCTCACGTGCTACATCTAATTTAGCTTGATTATCCATCGCTGCTTTATCTAATGCAGTTCTACGTTTCATATCTTCAGTTAATGCTTTACCTTCATTCTGTGCTCTTGCCTGTGCTTCAACAATCTCTCTTTGACGAGCATGTTTAACACCTTCTTGTTGTTCAAGGAAGTCTAATGCACGTTGGTCAGTTTGAGCTGCAGTGTCATCAACTTGAGCATCAATGAACTCACTACGTTTAGCATAATATTCAGCTTCTGCACGAAGTTTTTCATTCTTGAGTTGTTGCTCTTCAAGTTGTAATTGTTGCATCTGTTGTTGGAATGGATCAGGTTGAGGTTCATAATCACGTAATGCTACAACCATATTATCTAAGTTATATAGACGAGCAATTTCAGTGTACATGAGTTTACGAATTTCCCAATCCACATTCTCACCCAATGTTTGAGCCATGAATGTAAGTTGTTGTGCTTTACCTTCAGATTCACTATTAGATTTGATTGTTACTGCTAAGAAGAAATCACCTGCTAAATCATCACGAGAAATCTTAACAAATTCACCACCAGAGATAGCAACTACTTCTTCTTCACTTAACCACTCTTGGTTCATGGCAACAATCTTATTACCAATTTCTTCTAAGCCTTTAGCAATACGGAAGATAATATCACCTTCACGTTGTGTCATAGCAGTTAATGCTTGGCTCATACCAGCAACTACTTGTCCATAGGCATTACCATCAATACCGTTTTGGAATGCTTTAACACCTACCGCACTTTCTGCTTCTGCATATTGTGATTGGATTAGAGCCAATACAGATTGAGGTGTTTCACTTGCAGTATGTGTATAGACAGCTTCTGCAGGATGCATACCAATAGGATTATATTCATAGTCTTGACCTGTTCTAAATTTCATAGCATTGATAGGGTCTAAGAAACCTTTAGGGGTAGCTGTTTGACCATTAGCACTACGAGCATTCAAATCAATAATAGAACGAGTTAAAGCTTGAATAATTTGTTGGTTATCACCAATAAGTTCTGCATCTGGTTCACCATAAACAGAGTTCTTAGTTGGCATATATTGAATAACAACAAATGGTAATTTATTGTCAGGGAATGGATTACGTTGTAAACGAATAATAACATTGTTTACGATAGTAGCTACAATACCTTGAACCACACCAGTACCATCAATATCCCAATAACCCCAATATTCATAAGCAGTCATTTGTTGTCTTGGTTTATCTTTAAATTCAAAACCAGAAATACGAGATGAACCCGTATTAACATCAGTAACTAAATCAGTGAATACATCATTAGGAAGTTTAAGTAAATCATCGACTAAACCAGCATTATCTGCACTAACACCTTTCAATGTACTATCTTCAAACTTAGATAGATTCATATAAGTATTAGGTGCTTTTTGGTTTACTGCTTTTAATTCAGATAATGAAGTCTTGTAACGATAAATAGCAAACTTAGCTTTACTGAAATCACCATCACATGTTGGGTCAATAACTAAATCTGCATTGTTAATAATCTTAATTTCAGGACGATTACGTGTTTCAACTTGTTCTTTAATAATTTGAGTTTTACCGGTATCAATAGCAACAACCGGACGACCAAATTTCTGAGATTGTTTTAAAGACTCAGCCATATCTGGTGGCATATTTTGGAAGGTTTGAGTATCTTCCGCATACTCAGCACCTGTTGCTTGTATCTCTTCTTCTAACATCTGTAATGTTTGCATTAACATGTTAGCTTGATTTATGTCAGCTTCTACATATTGATACACTGGAATTTCTTTCTCTTTGGTTTGGATTTCACTATCCCAACCGATACGTGCAATAGCCGTACCTTCATTTACAAGAGTGCGAACCAAATCATTAACGAATTTAACTTTGTTAATAAGATGGTTGAATTGAAAGTTCAGAACCATAGAGTTCTGAATACTTGCATTGATATATTGTGGCTGTTGAGCCATAACATTAAATAGATTACGTTCATTAAGAATTGAACTAGCTAAACTAGCATATCTCCATTCAACGAATCTACGAATAACTTTAGGTGCAATACCACTGCGACCATTTTTAAGACGTTTCTTATCTGTTTCAGGATGTAGTTGTTTTAACCATTCACTGATACGTGTCATTTGTGCAGCATGGTAAGTAGAAGCCTTTGTAAAGTCTTCCATTAAGTCAGAAGCTTTTGGTTCATTTTTCCAATTAGTTAGCTTCTCTTTTGTTTTGCCTAACAATGATGAGATTAACTTTTCAAAAGCATCTTCTGAACCATTGTTATTATTCATTAATTGTCCGTTCATAACTCACCATAATTAGATTAGCCCTCTATATTTCAAGAGGGCTTAGTTACGAATTAGTCTTCTTCTTGACCTAATTCTTCCACTTTTACCAATGCTAAACCATTGTCAGTACCTTGTGCTGGTTCTGCTTCTTTAGCATTAGTAGCTTCAGATTGTGGAGTACCTTCTGCCGCTTTAATGTCTGCAACAATAACTTTTGCATCGAATGGGTAGTCAAATGCGTTATCAACAACACGTGTAGTAGCTTTAACTTCAGTTTTAGCATGTTCTACAGTAGCGTCATTAGGAATTGCATATAGACCTTGATTACGAGCATCACATTTAGTGAAGTCTGCAACACGCCATTTAGCTTCACCCATTGTTGGAGTATGTTCTTTAACTGGTTCTTTAACCATTAACACACCTGTTACTGGAACAATAACTTTAGGATGTGGGCAGACACGGCGTAAAGGTTGAGGCATAGCAGCAACATCTGCGTATGTTTTACCTTTTAGCTCTTCGTCTTCAGTTACTGTGCAACCACCGGCACAAGGTGCACATTCGTGTTTAGGACGAATGCCATTAGCACGTTGGACACGTACGAGTTCTTCATAAGATAAAATACCATGCATAGTATTATTCCTTTTAGTTTGTTAATAATGAAACGGTCGCATACATAGTATTTTGACCGACTGTTAGTATAAATGATTAACGAATAATCTCAAAGTGGGGGGCATCAATAAATACTTTATTCCCAGTTTTTCTTCGTGCATCACTGTAATCCTTCACCATTCGCATTGGAGAACGTTTATCTCCATTTAGCTGTGCCCAACATCCACCCCAACGAATATTCACGTTAAGAGCTTCTGCTGCTTGTTGCATTGCATGTGCAATAGGATAAAAGGCATTTAGTTCCCAGTTCACAGGGTATGGTACTAAATCTACTGCATGAACAAAACCATCAGATTGAACCAAGTGTTTTGAATTCATGGTTTGACTTACACCTTTTTTCACATTAGCTTGTTGTTGAGCTACTGTGCGTTCACCCTCTGTAACTGAGAAGTCTGTAGTAGATAGCTCAATGGCTTTCTTTACTACTGCAACTAAATCAGGATGAACTTTTGTTAAACGACTTAGAGATTTATCACTCAATTTAAAACTCATTTGAATTTTTTCCTTAGAAATTTCTTGGTTAATTCAGGTGCTATATCAGAGATAACCTCTAAGATATTAGTTCCAATCATAGCTCCAGTTAAAGCAATTAAACCAAGATAACCTGTTTCAATGGTACTTTTGTATGCAAGACCAATCGAAATACCACAGTACACACCAATCAGAAAATTTATTAATCTTTGTTTAAAGTTATACTTATCGTCACCCAGTGAGGATTTTATAGAGCCAAGTAAACTACCAAACACGACCATAATAATCGGTTGATGTTCAACGAGAAACTCCATAATTCACCTTCTTTTCTTGTTTGACGAATAAAGCACCACCTAAGAACCAGAAGCCTAAGTATGTAGATACAATAACCATAGGATTCAATGGTGGGTAAATAGTTACGTATTTGTAAGCTACAATGAATTCAATTAGAGCCCCTAATAGTAAAGACAGGTATTTATATAAATCTCTATTTTTACAATAATGTTCTGGGATTAAGCTTACAAAACTTGAGAGAATACAAGCCAATAGTAACCAAACTAACTTAGTAACACGTGGTTCAAAAGTATTAGGTAAATCCACCTCAATGATTCCAAAGATATGGCTCACACAAAGCATGAACCATATGAAATGGAATCCTAAGTTATAGATACGTACATTGCGTGTATCAGCTCCGTATAGACATTTTAGGATTCCCATAAGTTACTCCTTACTAAGCATTCCCATCCACATAAGGTTCAAATGAAATAACTAATTTGAAGTTAAAACTTTCAACTGTA